TGGCGATCTTGACCTTAGACACTACGCTAGGGTGCTTCGAGAGCTGGAGCTGACCGAGTCTTCGGTTGATCTCAGCTTCTGCGGCGTCGAGCTCGAGGTACTCGTTAGGCTTCAGCAAGAACGACTTCGATCCGACCAAGATGCCTTGTGACACGCGGCGAGCGATCACGACGTCGTCGTTTCCGAGCGTGATGGCGTTCTCGTTAGCGACTAGGACTGAGATAGTTGCAGGTGTTGCACCAGTGCGGTTGACCTGAACGTAAGCTACCGAGTTTGAGTTCGGGAGCGAGATGGTCTGAGCAGCGATCTTGTTTCGAGTCTGAAGAAGTCCAGGGATCTGGATAAAGGCGTCAGCGCTCAGCGTGAGAGAGTCTCCGGCGTTGTTCACGGACCAAGTCCCGCCCTCGATCAGCTTAAGAGTTCGGTCTTGATTAGCGGAGCCGAGGTTCGCAGCGATAGTAGCAAGGATGTCCTCAAGCTCAGGATCACCGATGTTGATGACTTCGCCTGGTTCCATCTCGCCGTACCCGCGGATGTAGAGTCTTGTACCCTCGCGGTAAGCCAGCCAGTAGGTAGAGTCAGAAGAGACGTAGGATCCGATGCTGACGACCTGGAAGTTAGTGGCGCCAGAGCCGGAACCAGAGTAGGTTCTTGATCCAGTAGCGGGAACGTTCACGAACAGTACCTGACCGTCCGCGATGGCGATCGACGAGGTGCCGCCGGTTCCGTCCTCACGGGTAAGAGCCAAGTCTCCGCTTCGGCCCATCATTCGGATGTAGCCGAGAACGTCGTTCGCAGGGCTTACATTGTTGTCGGTGATCTTTAAGTTAGTACCGTCCCAAGACCAAGCAGCTGTGGCCGTAGCTTGAACGAGGACAGACTCCATGAACTTCACGATGCCTACGATCGACGAAGCAGGATCCTGCCACCACATCCGAGTGCCCTTGACAAGAGCGAACTCCGTCATGAGAGCGTCGTTGATGTCCTTCTGGGTCTTCAGGTTCTTGTCGACGCCGGTGAACGACTCGACCACCGTAGCGATCGTGCCGGTAGCACCAGAGGTACCACCAGTTACGGTGGAACCGGGGAAGAAGTTGATGCCGGTTGGCAAGTTGAAGGCGATCGAAGAAGTACCGCCGGTCGTGCAAGTAGCGGTCTCAGTGTTGAGCGTGAGGGTCTCGCCAGCTACGAACGTGCCGGAGACTCCAGTCAGAGTCATCGAGTAAGTAGGCTCGAGCTTGGTGCCCCAGGAGAAGCGGTTGTCGATGTTGACGGGCTTCGCCAAGCGACCGAACAAGTTACGTCGGTCGAAGATGGTCTTGATGTTTCCAGACGCGTCTACGTCGAGGATGGCGAGCGGAACCCGGTCAGGAAGTCCTGAGAAGCCACCGGTCGAGACCACCACGTTGACCTGGAGGTCAGTCACGGTGTTCACGATCTGGTTGAACTCAGATCCAAGACCAGAGTTAGCCTCGGGGTCCCAGAAGGCCTTCGTTAAAGGCGTGTTATTTTGAGTACTTAGAGTGAGTTCCAGGTAGTTTCGAGCGTTGTCCGTTAATGAGGCATCTGGAACGGTGATGTTGGGCTCAGCTGGAGCCGCGGTGAACCAAGAGAAGTCGTACGAGTTCTCCGGGGCGATCAACGTAGCGTCCGCCATAACGATCGTAGCAGACTTGAGGCCGATGCCGGATACGGTGAAGCCCTTATAGATCAGGTTGGTGGTACTCAGGAACTGCTTCGTGTATAACTTGGAGTCAGTACGAAGCGCGGCCAGAAGCGCGTTAACGTCTTCTAGGTCAAGTCTCTGTTGTGGTAAGAATCTTGGTCTTGAGAGTACTGCCACGGTTCGATCTCCAATCTTATATCTGTACCATATTATATCGGTTCGGGCCCTAGTTGGTTATCCTAACTAGAAGGCTCGTCGTCGGTAGAGATGTACGGGTTGTCCAGGATGTACTTGTACTTAGGCGCCAGGATCTTGAAGTTGATGACTATACCTGCGGCGGCTAGGGTTCTGAGGATCCCTTGAACGATCTCTCGAGCACCAGACGGCGAGGTTAGGTAGATCGCTAGGTCTTTGCCGTTTCGGAGTGGAGCGTAAGGCTCTCGCTTCGAGATGATGTTGATGGTCTCGCCGATCGGGTGGTCCTTAGTCAATGTGTAGCTGGGGTCTAAAAGTATAGTCGTAGTGTTCGGGATGCCCCGGTACTTGATGGGTCCTTCTTGAGAGTCGTTGCCGAAGCCTAAGATCAGGTCGCCGGACGGGTTCGCGATCAGCGAAGTTGAGTCGACTGCTATCGAGGTGTACACATTACCCTTCGACAAGACTTGCTGGAGCTGGCACTTCTGCTTAGTGATCGTGAAGGTGTTCACCGTTCCGGTCGGGTTGAACATGAAAGAACCTTGCCATATACCGTTATCTGGTGCTACTGGAGGTTCTAGAGTAGAGTCCTCGTGGAAGTGGTGCGATCCCTTGAGAGTTCGTCTCAAGGCTGGAACGATTGCCGGGATCTCGATCAGCAGCTCGTTCGGGTTGATGTTGTATATCGCTACTCGTTGATCTAGGTCTAAGATGTCGTAGTTTCCTACGGTAAAGTCTACCTTACTGACCCCGATCATCGTAGAGTCAAGGATCTCGATCTTGCCCGTGGAACCAGGAGTGTTGGTTCGCATGTTCACGAACTCGTTGCCGGTGAGGGCGTCGGTCCTAACTTCTACCGTGACTCCGTCGATCTTCTCGAGGATCGCCTTCACCTCAGCTGAGGTAGCGACTCCGTTTACCGCTACGTCTGACGCTAGGACCTTGATGTTCTGGGTAGGTCTAAGGTCGATGTTCACGCTGATGACGTCGCCTACTTGGACGTCGAACGGCGCGAAGTTGTTGGTCGTGATGTTAGCTCTAGAGAACGATGGTCCCCAGAACACGTCAGCGGTGTCGTAGAAGGCTTTGCGAATGTTCTTAGGCTTCAAGCTGAGGTTCGGGATGAGCTCCTGAAACTCAGGGTCGGTAAGACCTAAGGTCGGTGGTCTTTGAACGCCTAGCGAGTTCGCGAGGCGATCTAAGTTCTTACCGGTAGCGGTCCTTACGAACAGCTGCTTCTTAGCCTCGGCGACCGATGCCTCGACGTCGTCGTCAGACAAGGCTATCGCGTACAGCAGCGCCAAGATGACTCGATTCTGCTCAGGGCTGAAGGCCTTCGGTATCGTGCTCTGAAATCTCTTTAAGTTACTACTCATTGTTCTTCTCTCTTACGAGCTTCTTTAGGCGGTCTATCTCCTTGAGAAAGTCCTCCGCGAACTCGTTGAACTCGGCTGGGGTCAGCTTGAGGTGCGCGTCGGCTAGGATCTCGTTGAAGCCAGCTATGGCGTCTGAGATCTTACGGTCGACGTATTGCTCTAAGCTTACCACCTTGCTCATGTGTTACCCTATCAAGATGTCGGGGTCAGCGACGTCAGCTCTCTCATTGTCAGCGATCGCGATGTTAGCCGTCGGGTTGTTGATGACCACGTCGGTGATGCCAGGAACCGCTATGACCGCAGCTCTGATGCGCTCGATGATCACGTCTTCTCCGACGCCTAGGGTGTTAACGTAGCCAGAAACCGCAGACCTTACCTCGTTCTCGACGGCAGCGATGGAAGTACCCTCTTGGAGGGTGATGTCTAGCTCGACGTTGATGTTGCGAACCGTAGGAGCTAGGACTCGGAACACGACACCAGCGGCACCGTAACCCGGGAACGAAGCCAAGTCAGAGTCGTCTCCGTAGATAGTCTTGTGGACGAGCGCCAGTAGACCAGTCCAGTAGTTGTAAGCTTGGATGCCTCGGTATACGACCGTAGAGAACGCGAGCGCTCGGTTGGCGTTACCACCGGTGACTTGAACGTACCCGTCAGAACCTTCCGACTTAGAGCTCAGCTGAAGCTTGGTGTTGTTGTCAACGCCAGCCACGATGCCCTTGAGAGTGAATGAGGTGATCTTAGTGTTGCCGATGTAGCTGACCAGGTTCGATACCGTGCTGGGTAGAACTATGAGGGTGTTCCCTACGACCGGAGCCGAGGCGAACGCCGACGATACCGTGATCTGACCAGTCAGCTGGTTGTAAGCTGAGATCTGTCTTCGGAGCGAGAGGATGCCGGTTCCGGTCTGAGCTGACGCGTTTAAGCCAGCGGTGTTGATGACGTCTACGTAGTCTGCGCCTGCGGCGCTCACGACGAAGTACCCGTTGTTCTCGGAGTTGTCTAGCCCTTGGATGTTGAACAACGATCCAGCTACAGCGAACGTAGCGAAGCCACCCGGAACCGGGTTGAACGTGTACCTAAACACTCCACCGCCTTGAGCAGCTACGGTCTCTACGGTTCCTGACAACGTGTTTGGGCCAGTCTTGAACGCGACGTAGAAGTCCTTGATGAGGTTGGCGGTCCCGAAGATGCTAGGAAGCGACGAGTCTCTGAATGCGGTAGTCGAGATCGCAGTCGTGACCGAGCCTGGGTAGTTCATCGGTATCGCGAACGTGTTGTTCACGATGTCGTTGTCGATGACGGTCACCAAGGAATCAGCCTCAGCGAACGAGTATGGTCCTGAGTTGCCGGACACCAGGAAAGCTTTGTTGGGCGAGCCTGACTGAGCCAGCGACTCAAGGTCGAAGTTGAAGGCAGTGTTAGC